GGTTGCCTTGAACTTTAGCTTCCAACTCTCGCTGACCTAGTGTCTTTTCTACAAGGCTCTTCAGGTCTTCCTCACTAAAGGTTGCAGTGGTGTTCTGTTCTTTAGTGCTACTGTTATTATTAGGCACTTCATTAGTCGCTGCAGTAGTTTCAGCGGCCTTGGTCTGAAGTTGGTCAAGAACTTCGTTTTTGTATTCCTGTTTCTTCAAGTCTTCCCTCATTTGACTGAGTTGGTCTTCAAGATTTTTAATGTAGCCATCAGCTTCTAATTTACCTTTGGCTAACACTTCAGGATTTTTCCAGTTCTCACCCTTTGCCTGTACAAGTTTATCAAGAAAAGATTCCTGTTGAGGGGTTTCCTGTCCTTGATTCTCGTTGTTCTGATCTTCCTGTGTGGTTGCAGTATTATCAGTAGTAAATACCATAATGTTATTCCTTATCTAGGTTAATAAGATCAAGCACTTGGGTTAGTGCTCTGTTGTAGCCGATACGATCAGCCATTTTGTGTGACCAAGCAGGGCTGTCATAGTCAGCCACAGTTGGTCTATCCTCAAGCATAGACTCAAGAATCTCTTCGAGAAGCAGAAGACTTTCTGAGTTGGACATAATCTTTTGTTTGATCTTGTCCTTGTCTTCTTGCGTCTTACATTTTTTAAACCAAGCAGCCTTCATTTATTTTTTCATAGGCTTCTTTTTTACTGGCTTCTTTTTCTTTTCCATTGGTTTCTTTTTCATAGGTTTCTTTTTCATACCATACATATTATAGACCCTTTTCTATGGCTATCTCTTGTTCCTCATTGTATTGTACTTCAGCCTCAGTACTAATACGTTGTGTCTCAAGTTGTTCAGTTACAGTTATGTTCTCACTAAATAGTGCTGGCTCTCCTAGCTCATCAGCTAAGATTCTTGCAAACTCTTTACCTGACAAGTGTACAGCCACCGTTGGATCAGAGAGTTTAATCTGATAAAGTTGTGTCAAGCTTTGTACTCTCTGTGCTCTTTCAGCAAAGTGTCTAGCACCCATAGGTACAATCTTACCGTTAGCCATTATGTCTTCTTTTGTAATTTGTTCAAAGAAGAATAAACCTGTATCATCATTAAGAACTCTAACTGTATCCGCAATATCCATATTACGTCTAGCCGCCTCAAGCATTGCGTTTAGTATAGGCTCTAAGAATACTCTTTCAAAGTGTGCAGTCTTGTGTTGAAAAATACGTCCTGCTGCAGTCATCAACTGCTGAACCTCAAAGGCTGTTTTCTCTCCTGCACTACGGATACCCATAGCTTCTCTTGGAGCACCAGCCATCATTTCCATCTTAGCTTCTAGGTTCTGTATTTGGAAGTCAGCGTTTAGTGCTGTTGGGTCAGGAGCTAGGTAACCTACGTCACCCTCTTCACCCATGTATATACGTGCTGCTGGCTCAAAGTCAAAGTCCTCTACGTCACCTCTGATCTTAATGATAGGGTAGGCTATCTGATCAAAGACATCAGCCTTGAGGTTCTCTAGGTGATCTATACGATACTGCATTCCTACAAGATTGTCAAGTGGTCCCATAGAATAAAGATTGTCTGGACGGTCTCTCCAACCTGCATGAAAGATAGAAGACTTGCCTAACCAGTTTGGATTTTGTTCGTTTAGTATTACGTAGGCTCTGTCTACGATAGTAATAACTCTATTCTTATGGAAGGTGTTAGTATCGTTATCGTAGATGTCACCGTAGAATGTCATAAGCTCTACGTAGTCTGACTCGTAGTACTCATTTAGATTAGTAAAACCATCAGCAGTAAATGCGTGAGCTTTGTCTACGTCTACATCGCTACCACCGTAGCCGTTTACTGAAGCTCTGTTTGTCAGCATCCTGTCAAAGATTTGTTTCAGGTATGCATTGTCAACAGTCTCTTCTATTTGTCTAGATAGCTCACCTGTAGTTAAAACTGAACGGACAATTTTAGGGCTATCTCCGAAACTTGAAGCAACTGGGTTGAAGCAGATGTCAAATGGAGAAATCCTGACAAGCTTAGGTCCAACATAGTTGACAGAAAGCTCTCCATCTTCATACTCCGTATAGTCTCTAGCAAACTCTACTGTAGCAAAACAGTTGCCGTACTGAATGTAGTCGTTAATAAGTTTACTTACAGTGTTTTCAAAACTAGATTGACGTATTTTGTTTTCCATGTAAGATTGGATAACGTCACGCTTAGACTTTACATTTGAGTCTTCATCGTGAGCTTCAAACCTAAAGAAACGCTTCTGTGGAAATAAAGCTGAGAAATAGTTAGCGTGTAGGTTGTCAGCTATTTGTGTTAGCTTTGGTGTAGTCGTACTGTTAGTCCAAGGTAGTTTACTGTTGGATGTAGTTCTTGTGTCCGTAGCGTAAATATAGTTACGTAACTCTTTCCACTCTTCAATCTTTGGACGCCTTGCGTTGTTCCACTTTGTCCAGCGATCTGCAATATCTACTGCAAGACTGTGTGGATCAATCATAGTCTGCAGGTCAATAGTTGTTCCAGCCATTAGAAGGATACCCCACCGAATCTAGAATTAAACTGTACCACGTTATCTTTACTCCTACGTATTGTTCTAGCTGGCTTGACAGCCATGTCAATAACTGAGGCTAAAGCATCTATAATATCATCGTGAGCAGGGTTTCTAGATGACAACTCTTCCTCTAGTAGTTGAGTGTTGCCGCCTCTATAGTGCCATATACTCATGTTATCATAACGTGGCTCAAGTATTGAAGCTATGCGTTCTTGTTTATTACCTTGACTTTTGTTAGGTCTGTACTCATCAATGCTTATAGCTAGTCCGTGTTGCTTGATAAGTTCTTTGAGTTGCTTGACGATTGCCATTTGTGCAACTGTTGTTTCTGCTCTAAGTTTTCTGAATGACCACTTGTTTGACATGTGGAGTATGTTTTCGAAGTAATCAGATATTCTGTCAGTCCTGAATCTGTCGATGTCCAAGACGTAGATGTTGTTTTCTGAGTCAATTCCTACCACCACTATGGCTGTATAGTCAGCACGTTTGTTTAAACTAAAAGCAAAATCAACAGCAGCAAATACGTTCAGTCTATTTTGTTTGTAGAAGATAAATCCATTTTCTTCTCTAATGTGTTTTCTTTCGTAGTACTGAAACTTATCTGGCGAGACAGGTACGTTGTCAGGATCTGTAGGGTCATTGTAGTACTGTGCTCTAAACTGTCCTTTGTCTAAGTACTGACCACGTTTCTTTGCTAGTATCTTCATGTCAAACCCAAACCACTTACCGTCTTTGCGTTGGGTTCTAGGCCAAAGAAACTCTCCTGTTCCATCTCCTCTTTCTTCTACAGGTTTCTCAAATACCTCATAGATACTGTCCTCACCTATCTTATCACCTCTTAGATTGTACTGATCCTCTGTCATCTGTAGTAGATCGTTGTATAGATCAGCAGGGTGATACCTAGTTCCTACTACCCACTCTTTAGCTTCAGCGCCTTCAATAGACGAGAGAAGAGAGTACTGGCTTTTGACTTTATTGCGTCCTTCGCCTGTGTAAGCATTTTCATACACCACGCAGTCATCGAGGACAGCAATGTCGCAATGTAAGCCTGTAAGCGAAGTAGTGAGTCCACCAGTAAAGATCGAAGGGTCTCTAACATTTTCTTTTTTCCTCAATGGGTGATCTAACATAATCTCTGAGTTAGTCCATCGTGTTCGTTTACCTTCATCAAAGTTTACGTGTTCAGGCCAATACCTTCTGTATATCTCTGAGGTCAGTATGCCTTTGATAAAACCTAGTTGTTTCTCAGCAAGGTTAGCTGTAGCTGATATGTATAGTATACGCAAAGTTGGATTCTTTGTCAACTCCCAAGCTACCCTAAAAGCAATTAATCTTGATTTTCCGTGGTCTCTAGGAAAGAGTAGAAGTTGATGTGTCTTTGAGTCAGGTCTTGTCCACCAGTTACAGACATCCTCATGTGCTTGCCCTAGTATCTGCTCTGGTGCTACTAGTCTGATAAATGTTACAAGATCACTTTCAGCAGCTATTCTGATTTGCTCTTGTGTTGACATAACCTAGGCTAGGTCTCCATCAACAGAACTAAACATTATAGAGTCTACATAAGATGACCCATTATAATTATACATTATGAAACTTCCCACTGCGGTGCTTTGAACCCATTCAGCATTTACAGAAGAAGTATGCTTTCCCACCTGAACAATGTAATCACCATCAGACATATTACTGTTTATATTAATAGTTTGCTGACCTGTATTAGTGTCTACTAAACTACTTACGTTAAAACTTTTTGTAATACTTGTTCCATCTGCACTTGTTTTAGAAAAAACTTTAGCACTGCCATTAGTTACAAAACTAGTAGCTACTGAAGTTGTGCCATCAGTAATCGTAGTCTGAAAGTTAGCTAAGTTCTTAGCTCGAGACATATTACTCTCCTAATAGAGTAGCCAAATCCAATGCTTTGAGTGCGTCAGCGTCTGCTGCATTAGCAATCTTAGCGTCTGCTGTAATGTCTCGCAGTGTCTTCTTCTTAGCAGCTATCTCTGCTGCACCTGAACCAGCTTCTAAAGCTTTCATGTAGTCAACATCTAAAGCCTCAAGTCTTGGCGCACGTTCTGCTCTGAGATTATCCTTGTGAATATCTCTAGCCTTAGCCATATCTATTTCAACGACATCACCGTTGAATGTCCAAGCACCTCGAAAGGTTCTGTCTGCTGGTATTTTTAGAGAAGATGCATCACGAACATCTCCGTCTATATTGATGTAGGTTTTAGTCATTGCATAATTCTCCATGCGTTTCTAAATGATCGATCACTAGGGATCAGTTCAACAGGTACAATCTTTAAGATTGTTCTGTTTCCTTTATAGTCTCGCCATACTGACGGATCTATATCCTTCTGAATTAAGTATTCTATTGCTTCCTCTTCTGTCATAGGACCAATAGGTTCAGCGTATGGGTGTTCCTTTGGCTCTCCGTCAGGCACATCTCTGTCACGCTGATAGGTTTCTATCGGAGGAAGTACGCCGCCAGTCAAAGCACAAGCCATCCAGTTAGGATCTGGCACTAATACCTTGGCTGGTTCGTCTGGTGTGTTAGGGTCTTCGAATAGCACACGATACTTAGACTGTACTGGCTCTAATCTAGTCTTAGCTTCTGCTAGTCTATCCCAAAGATGTCCGTGGCTCATGCTAGGTCTCCAAATACACTAAAAACAGAAGAAGAATCATTAAGCGAACCAGAACTAGAAATATAGGTATGCATTCTGAAAACTGATGAAGTAGAAGCAGTGTCCATTACAGTAGTTCTTGCAGCCCCACTAAATCCACCAGATACACCAATATAATTTTCATCAGTCATAGCATTTGTCAGAGAGAGCGAATAATCTCCTGTCCCGTTATCTACAAAACTGCTTGCATTAAATGAGTTCCTAGTTGCCGAACTACTTAAATTAGCCCAAGCTCTAGAGGTTCCATTTGTTACTAAAGTAGTCGCTACAGTTTTTGTGCCATCGTTGAGGTTAGAGACTTGTAGTGTACTCATGCTAAATCTCCTAC